ATGGAAACACAACAGCAAATCAACATCCTCGAATCGCGGCAGCTCGAATTACGGGCAGTCATGGCCCAGTCCGACGACAGGGCGGCCAAATGCAGTAAGTCCGGCCTTGACTTCCGGGCTACCTATCCTCTGGATTATGAGGAGTACGAAGCGGCCAACGCGGAGTACAACGCGAACGAAAAGACCCTTGCGGAGCTGAGGGCCCGGCGTGCCGAAGAGCTGGCCGCCGAAGAAACGGTTATGGACTTTCAAAATATTGAGCAATGAAGATGTATATGACCAACAAGCCCAACGGCGAGCCGTTCTATCCCGTAACCGTAGCCGAGGCCGTGCTTGTTTCCGAAGGAGAAACTTTAGCCGCGGTGCTGCAACGGCTCGAACAGAGGATCGCAGAATTGGAGAAGTCGGAAGCGGCGCCCCAGGCGCAGACAAACGTGTTGCCCGAACAATAGAATACACCCTATGGAGGCATTGTGGAGATTTATTGAAAGGCTCTGCGAAAAAGTATGGCAGGTGTTGATCGGCGCCCTGGTGTACATGTTCAACGCCATAGCCCCCATACACGACATACTGACGGCCTGCATGATTATATTCGCCGCGAACTTTTTCACGGGCCTGTTCGCCGGCGTGCTCGTACAGCACGAAGGATTCATATTCCGCAAGGCTTTCAAGTGCATATCCGAGGCTGCGGTGATTTCGGGACTGATGGCCATGATACTGCTCGTCGGGGACAACATCGACAACCACGACGGGGCAATGTCGGCGATCTCGCTCGCAGTATATGCCCTGATATACTTTTACGGGGTCAACATCCTCAAGAACCTGAACCGCATATTCCCGAAGAACCGATACATCGACTTCCTGTACTATGTGCTCTCGTTCGAGATGATTAAGAAGATTCCCTATTTGGAAAACTACAAACAAAAACAAAAGGACAAATGAAAAAGAAATGGATCGTATGGAGCATCGTTGCGGCCGTGGCCGTAGTGCTCGGAATCGTATTCCCGCGTTACATCCTCGTGGGGGTTGTTTGTGCTATGGCCGGATGGGTCGGGCATATCCTGTACACTAAACACATCGCGCAATGACACGAGGGCTCAGAAACAACAACCCGCTCAACATCGAGAAGACACGGGGCGGCAATCCCTGGCAGGGCGAGGTCGTGCCGTCGAAAGACAAGCGTTTCGCGCAGTTTACGACGGTGGCATACGGCTATCGAGCTGCCTTCAAGCTGTTGAACAACTACCAGCGTAACTACGGGCTGGACACGATCCGCAAGATGATCGGCCGCTGGGCCCCGTCGGAGGAGAACCACACGGACGCCTATGTCCGCACCGTGGCGGAAAGATCGGGGGTGCCCGCCGACAGCCGGATCACCACGACCAACCGCGACGTGATGGTTCCCATCGTTGCGGCCATGTCGTTCGTAGAGAACGGCGTCGAGGCCAAGATGCTCGACGTGCAGGCCGGGTGGGAGTTGTTTGTAAAAGCATGAAACGCCTGATTCTCTACCTGCTCGCCACCCTTTCGGCCGGGGCCCTGCTCTTCGGCTGGGGTTACCGCAGGGGCGCCGCATCGGTGGTTGTCGAAGAAACAACGCGCATCGACACGGTATTCTACCCGCGGCCGGAACCGCTGCCCGGCACGTACCGCCTCGCCGACATCTCGGTGCCGGTGCTGCTCTTCGCGCCGCCCGACACGGTAACGGAGACCGTCATTGTGAAAGTCGGGGCAGACAGCGTGCAGATGAAGGTGGCGATGGAAACGCGCCCTTACTCGGACAGCACCTACCGGGCGCAGGTCAGCGGGCCCCGGATCGGCAACCTTCGGCCGACGCTCGACTGGATAGAAACATACGACCGCACGACCATCCGACAGCAGGTAGTCACCCGGCGTAACCGCTTCGCCCTGACCGCCGGGGTCGGGGCGGCGTACACGCCGCAAGGGTTTCAGCCTACGGTAGGCATAGGAGTAGGTGTTATTTTATGGCAATTCTGACAGGTATGAAGATAATTTATAACGACATCATCCCCTTCAAGGGATACAAGGCTATCAATCTGTTCGGGATCGTATTTGCCCGCAAGTCCGCCCGCCCGTTGTCGGATAAAAATAAAAACCACGAAGCGATACACACCGCACAGATGAGAGAACTGTTATATGTGCCCTTCTACATCGTCTACCTATTGGATTGGGTATTTCACGGCTTCAAGTACCGAAGGATAACTTTCGAACAGGAAGCATATGCCCATGAAGATAACCCTGAATACCTTGAAATACGAAAACACTACGCGCAATGGAAGAGATGATTTACATATACTGGGATGACTTCCCATCGGTTGTAACCGAATAACGGGCCTTGGGGTACGGGCATAAAAAAGTCCCCAACGCTTTCCCGCATATACCACTATACGATTGTGCCAACGCACCACATTGAGGACTTATTCCTTGAATCGGTGTGTTGGCTTTTTGTATAGTGGTATAACAAATTTATAATAAAAAATCGGGAAAGTATATGCGTAAATCAGAGCTTTTTGCGCAAATACTCGAATGTGTTGCATTTGAAACTGAAATAGCTAAGGAACAAATCCTTTCGAAGGATAAATTTCAAGATGTGGTCGATGCGCGCTACATGCTCGTACACTTCTGCCATAAGAACGGCATGTACACCACCGACATCGCCCGGATGATGCGGTTCTCCCGACGCGCCATAGAGAAGATGGTCTCCGGGTTCGATGAACGCAAGCGATACAGCCACCCTATATTCGAAATACAGTGCGAACTTATTGCGAAGAAGTTGCCTCCCATCTGCGCCCCAATGAATTGATATGCCTGCCGCCCACAGCCACCTTTGCAATGTTGCAACAGGTGAACGCCCGGCCTTGACAGGGGCGGCAATCATTCAATAATCATTAAAAATGGGTTCGGATAAAACTTATATTTTCGATGGAGGCGGCTCGGGTGGCGGCCTTGACATCGCGGCTCTCGTCTCGTCAATGATGGGCAACAAGGGCATGGATCCCAACCTCGTAGCGGCACTCATGAACGGTAACAACAACCGTGGTGCATGGGGCGGTGACGGGTGCTGGTGGATCTGGATCATCCTGCTGTTCTTCTGCTGGGGCGGCTTTGGTGGCAACGGCTTCGGCGGTAACAACGCCAATGGCCTTCCTGCGCAGCTCAACGGTGACGCCGGACGGGAACTTCTTATGAACGCAATCCAAGGGAACGGCGCAGCCATCAATCAGCTGGCATCGTCGCTCAACTGCTCTACGCAGCAGATTCAGAACACGCTGTGCAACATTCAGGGCACCCTCGGCATGTCAAGCCAGCAGATCATCAACGCTGTACAGTCGATGGGATGCCAAATCGGCAACCAGATCGCCTCGTGCTGCTGCGATCTCCGGGAATCCATCACCAAGATGGGATACGAGAGCCAGCTCGCAACGGTCAACCAGACCAATACGCTGCAATCTTCGGCAAACACGCAGTTCAATATTCTGGGTGCCAAGATCGACGCGCAGACGCAGATCATCAACGACCGGTTCTGCCAACTGGAGATGCGCGAGATGCAAAACAAGATCGACACGCTCCGCCAGGAGAACAGCAACCTTGCCCTGGCCGCTTCGCAGCAGGCACAGACGGCCAACATCGTCAGTCAGCTCCGTGCTCCGGCACCGGTTCCTGCATACATCGTGCAGAACCCCAACTGTTGCACGACGCCCACTGTGGCCGTGACTGCCGCCCCGGCGTGTGCAGGCACTTTATTTTAGCAAGGAAAGGAGGCAAGTATGTATCCTTTACAAGCTGACATAAAAGTCGTTGTTCCGCAATTCGTACCTCGCCTCGACATCGGAGGCATATACACGCTCGCCACGACCGGAAAGGCTTCCGCAGAGGCCGAAACCGTGGACTACGGGTTCAACCCCTGCGCCTGGCGTGCACTGCCCAATGAGGGAATCCTTCTATGGAAAGTGCGCCACCCGGTCACGGAAGCCGAAAGTGGGTATGCCGTAAATGTCGTGGTTCCGACCTCCGGGTCGGCGAGGAGCACGGTAACATCCCCCAACACCACCACCGGGACTGCCAAAGTTCCCGTAGTGGATAACAAAGGGACGCAAACCGTGGGCGGCGACATCACAAACCAGACGGCGGCAGGCGAGACGAGTGCCTATACGGAGCACCTGGTGTACTTTAACAAGTGTGCGGGAATCTTCCGTCTGCTTGGGGTAAAGTCCACGGCAGGAACCGCACAGGCAAATAGCGACGCAGCGGCGCCGGCAGCGGCAAAAGCAACGAAGTAAAAACCGAAAGACGGGGAGGAGGGCTCCTTCTCCCCTATCTTTCACAAATCATTAACCAAGATGTTTCAGAACTTGAGAAAAGGCTCCTTAGTCTACGTTTTCGACAACAGGGAACAGCCTAAGTTTTATACAGCCAACGTAAAAGATGTATCGGCACCGTATTTCCCGCCCCAAAAACCCGGGCGATTCTCGCCGATGCCGCAATTCATCAACATCTCGATAGAGGGCAACGAGCCCTGGGGCGTCCCTATGCAAGCGGACATCGTTTCGAAAGACGGCCTTACCGTAGCGACGACACGTGAAGTGTTGAAACCGACCATCATGGAGGCACAGCAGGCAAGCCGCGACATCGTGGAATCATTCGACAGGCACAAAGCCAACCTGAAGGTCTACGATGAGATCCTGATGCAGCTCGATCCCGAAGCTGCGCGTTCAAAAGAGCTCGAAGCCGAAAACAGGGAGTTGCGGAAGATGCTCGCTGACATGAACGAACGGCTGAGCCAGATACCGACGGCGGAAGAACTGAGGAGCCTTGTCAAGTCTGAACCACCTGCAAAAACAAAGTAACTATGGGTTGGAGAATCATAGGTGAAGGCCGTGGCGGCTTCGGCGGCCACGAAGAGGAGATGGAGCGAGAGCTCCGACGCGCCTACGAAGAAGGCTTTGAAGAAGGCCGGCGTGAAGGCCGTGGCGGATACGGTGAGCGTGGTGGCTACGGACAAGGTGGCGGCTACGGCGAACGTGGCGAGTATGACCGCGGCGGGTATGAGTATGACGACGCCTACGGCGAACGCCGTGGCGTAAGGGGTACAGGCCCCTATTCGCGGTATCGCAGGCGGTAAACCGGAGGGAGAGGGCCGCAGTGCCCTCTCCTATTTTAAATCGAAAAATATGGACAGGTTAGATACACATGAAAACTTCCCGGCAGGGTTCCGGGAATATCTCGAAAATTACGGTTGGCACTTTTCAAAGAAGATGTGCGAATTCGCCGTTTCCCGCATGAAGGACAGGAACGGCAAGAAGATCGAGCCCTATTCTAAGGATAAGGTGGATGCGCTGCTCAAGCAGTACGGCATCGAACTCAAAAAGGACAAGGGCTATGATTGCGTGTACGTCTGCAACATGGCATTGGCGGACTATTTCGGGTCGTCGATACCCAATCCACAATACCTGGCGATGTTCATACGTGACTATATCAATGACGAGGACGGCTACGACGGCTTGCCATTTACACGTTACTATGCCGATACCATCGGCTCGGGAACACCCATCCTGTGGGAAGAGATGATGTAGCCATGGAAGAATACCCCCAGATCAGCGAATTCACAAACGACAACGACGAAATCGATGAAAAATATCGCAACGCTCGTCCGTAACCTGCCTGCCGACAAGTACCAGGAACTGGCCGGGGCGGTGAACGACGTATTCGAGAACAAGCGCTTCAACCGGGCGCAACGAAGGAGACTGGCGCGAAACTGGCGCAAGTACGGGAAAAGGGAGGAAAAATGAAGATTCGGGACTTGAGTATTCACAAGTATGGATGGACGTTGCGCATATATTATGCCGTGACGTGCTACTATACGGGCGAAATACTCAAGTCCCTTACCGACATCGGATGCCCCGATACGGTTCTTCATCGCGTACAGGGGAATATGGTGAAGTGCGAAATGGATACGGGATTCACCTACTCCAACAAGGAGCATCGGCAAAGTGTCATAGTAATAGGGATGCACTCCTCGCCGTGGGAATTTCTTAACAGCTTTGAGCACGAACTGCGGCACCTCGTAGACGATGTAGCCCTTACCCTCGGCCTGCCGATGGCCGGGGAAGAGGTAGCATACCTTACTGGCGAAATAAACCAGGCGCTATGGGAAGATGTGCACCAATTCACCTGTTGTAAATGTAATGGACATGGAAAAAGATGACACCCAATACTGGATGGCGATGCTCGAAGTGAGCGAATGCTGCGCACCCATATTCGCTGCCGTCGTATGCGAGTTGATGAATACGATTTGATTATTCCAGAAGTTTCACCAGATCGGTTTTCATCTCCTCGTCTATGTCGCGGTAGCGGGCAAATGCTTTGCTGCCTTCGGTATGCCCCGACAAAGATCCCACAAGGTTAGGGTCTTTGACCTGCTTATACAGATTCCCGATAAAAGTACGGCGCGCCATATGGGACGACGCAACTTGGTAGAGCGGTTTTTGCTCAGGCTGCCTATTTAATGGATTCAAAATTGTTACTTTGCGCTTTAGTCCAGCAGCAAGAAATATCCTCTTGATAGCTTGATTATACTTCTGCTCGCTGATTAATGGTAAGAGCGACGGCCCCTCATAGTCAGAATAACGCTCTAATATCTCATTGGCGATAGAATTCAGGGGGACGCGAACTGTTATAGGTCGCCCATCTTTTGACTTACGGGGAATGTACTCAATAGCGCCACGGATTAGATTGTCCTTTGTTAATGTGTACAAATCACCTACTCGGCACCCTATCAAGCACTGGAACACAAATATGTCTCGCTGAATAGATAACTTTGGATGCCTAGAAAGATTGGTATGGTAAACCTTATTACGCTCTTCTATTGATATATAGAATGGGGTGCCATAAACACAATCATCGATTGTATATTTTTTAAATGGATTATTCGTCGTCTTTTCATTATCAACAGCCCAGATAAAGATAGTACGCAGCTTCTTCATCATGCCACTAATCGTATTAGATCCTCTGGGATTCGGTTTGCGAGATTCTGGTATTTGCTTATACATTTGAGGCTGGGATAAAACGATGACATGTTCATTTCGCATATAATTATCGAGGATATACAAATCATCCAATGTCACAGTGTCTATATCTAAAATATAGCCATCCTCCTTTGTTTGTCTCCACATCTCAAATCGCCTTAATACTCGAAACAAGACCCTAAAGTTGGCCTGACGAACCTGCGACAATTTGCGTTTTTGGAGAAATTCATCGCACAACTCAAAAAAGCATTGCTTTTGCAAATGAAATTTTTCGGGATGCAAATATTTATCAACTTCAATGCAGAAGGATTCAGAAGATATATTATCTTTGTTAGGCAACGAGGCGTATACATCTAATAAAATAGTTTTCCACTTTGCTACATTCGCATTGAATACTCCCCGTGCGATCGTATCATAAACTACCTTTGCTTTAATTTCGTGCCGTTTCGCGTCCCAATGTGCCGGATTTATTTCTAAATTTGACGTGTAAAAAAGTTGAATGTCCCGTCCGTCCCGAATACGAAACCGAACTTTACATTTTGCTCCTTTCTTTGAAGAACGAACAAACGCAGAAATAGTAGCCATCGGAGTATTGATTTAGTGGTGGTGCAAGTTTAGCTTTTTTGCACCACACAACCAAATACAAATGTCCCTACTTGTCCGGAGTTGTCAAAAATAAAACTATGTAAAACACCTATAATCAAATATAATAGCTGAAATATCAATAAAATACCGATTTAGGAAAAGGCAGTCTTTTATCCCCTGAGGGGGTACAAAGCAAAAGGTTAACGCACTAATTTATAACGCGTTAACCTTTTTCTATTCACTATATTGCACCACTTTTGCACCATTCGTCATTTATTAGCAGCCTCTCCTCCATTCATAAGATTAAGAACATCCTGATACCTCCATTTGTTAACTCCGCCTATTCGAACCGATTTAAGGTAGCCTTCTTCATCCCATCGGCGCAAACTTCTAGGTGTCGTAGATAAAAGAGTGGCTACCTCGTCAGCATTGAGCATACGATTCATTAGTAATGATTCTTTTTCCTTCTTGGCATCGGCCATCGTTTGCTTATGAAAGTCCAGCAAATCTTTGCCCGAAACAACAAATAATCCCCTCCCCTCCTTGAGAGCCTGCAACAACACGTCCTCCATATTCTATAAAAATAGTGGCAACTCCTGTTGCCGTCCGTCAATATGATCTCTTTCCTTTGTTTTAAACCTCCGCCACGAAATAGGCGGATTCGGTTCCCTGTATTTACCCCCGCGTGGCTCGACGCCTGTCGCGCTGCGCCCGCAAAAACTGGAGCTTCCTCTTCGCTTGGTTGATCCGATGATTGCATATGCCATGTATAATTATCATCAGTTCTTCCCGGCTCAGTTCATTTGTCCATACCGTATAGTCGGCGATAGTTGGCCGCCCTTCCGCCCTTCTCCCCATTTGCTTTTATCGAAATAAGTTGCTACCTTTGGAGTGATATGTCAAAGGTGGGGCTTGAGAGCGCCACAAACACAAAGGGCTCCGGATCAGGGAGCCCTTTACATTGCCGGTTTGATTCCGGTAAAGGCGATCATAACTATTATTGCCAGTATTACGACCAGCCAAACTATTATGGTTGTAGGCCTTTCATTATATTGTTTTTTCATAATTTCTTCTCCGTTTTCTCCAGCTCTTCAAGGAGGGCGTCGGCGTATGATACGGCATATGATTTCTACTGGTTTTTTACTCCTCGTACACACCGCCGCGCCTGCTTTGGCGGCTGCTAAATCGAAATTCTTCATGCTATTCAGTTTTATTAAATTTCCCACCAAAATAAACCTCCCCACAAAAGGGTAAACACCAACGTTACATTTATCCATGAAATTGATAAAAGTAAGCCGTCAACGTCGTAATCGCGCCTCGGCCGATCATAGATATTTTGGGCCCAAAGCAATAGAAGGATATATACCACTACTGCCACGGCATTATACCAAGTCATTGCGATCATGGTTATTTCAGTAATATAGTAAGCCATCTCATTGCTATTTTACTAATTCAAAAAGTGTTTTATCCTTCGCTATCGTCCCGATTTTCACCCGTTCCGCCTCTTCTTTAGTGTCGAACTTTAATACCATTCCTTCGCGTATTGGGCATCCATTATCCCGCCAAAGTACATAAACCATAAGACACCACTTGCCATCCCAAAACGTGGGCGTCCCGTATATCTCAGCCACGTAAGCATATATTTTACGGGTGACTATTTGACAGATCAAATCGCTCATTTCACCAATTCGAATTCGTAAGCCACCACCCACGGGTTCCGATCCCACGTTCCACGGCCGGACACCTTGTCGATTAGTGCGGCGAAGGCTCGCCTGGGTGATTTATAATCACAGATCAAAAATTGTTTTGTGTCTATAAAATAGTATGGGTATTCTAATGCTTGCGAACCTACACGCACTCCTTCCTTTACGCAATCCTCGTCCGAAATATCCTGCAACCGCTCGCAACGGATTCCCGTGATGCGGATTTGGTGAGGCATCAGGTCAGCACGGACGAACATTTTGTTAGTACTTCCGGGCACAAACGCCAAATCCGTAAATTCCTGCACCACATCGTTGTAGCATTGCGACACGGCCACGACTTCGCCGAGCTTATAGCGGGTATACTTCGAGTGCCTGACATCAATAAAATCCCCGTATTCGTTTTCATAAACCAAGGTGTTGCCTCTCGTGTCCCACGTAAGTCCGAAGAACTCATCAGGAATCAACCGTCGCGTCATGGTCTTTCGCCCCTCGATGACCGCATTCGTCAGTCCGTAGCGGTCGTTAAACATTATCTTCTGCATGGTTATTCAGTTTTAAGTAATTCCGGGGTGTCGTGGATATTACCTATTTTCGTAAATGAACAACACCAAATTTCCTCAGGTTCATTGTTCGCACCTACAAAACAGAACATCCGATCTCGATAGGCAATTACGCTACGCATATTAGTTTTTATGAGATTTTCCCATTCTACTATATCCCCCTCCCAAATATCCGTGCCGTTCTTGTCTTTCAGCCCAGTATACTCGCCGACGGTAGCGGGATCAACTTCATATAATCCTGTAAAGGTCTTGATAAATATCCGGCCTGTGTCTGCGCCGTAGCAATGAAGCAAGTCTCCATAAACTAACTCCCCGTTATCTACACGCTTGCCTCTGAATTTAATTTCTCGCATAACTATTCTTGTTTGAGGTTGTTAATTCTGTCGATCTCGGCGGCGATAAGGGCGCCAGCCTCGGATAAACACCGGATGGCATGACCGTATTTGCCGTCATTAAGGTGTTCGTAAGCCCATCTAAGAATACTTATGCTCAAGGGTATTTTCAAATCTGTCCCCTCCCTTACACATATATTATCTAGCTTATCGGCGATCATCTCAATCCCTGTTTTCATGGGATTCTATTTCTTTTTTGAGTTCCTCGATTGATTTTCTGAGCCGTTCGTGTATTTCCACGGCGCGATACATAAGCCAAACAGTAACGATTCCGAGGATTGAAAGCAACGCCCACGCTATAATTTCATTCTTCATTTTCTCTTCCGTTTTAGCTCCGCAACGCGGAGATTCATGTATATCCTCACAGCCTCTTCTTTAAGATCATCGGGGGACATTGCAAAATGCCATAGATGCGCATATTCATCCGAACTATACCCATAGCTCATGCCAACAACCGTCCCATCCATATCCTTACGAACTGAATAGATATTTATCTGACAACGCCCCTCCCGCCTCAGTCGGCGCAGTAGTTTGGTTTTCATTTTTCTGGATACATTTCATCCACTACTGGATGGATTATTTCAGCATTAAAATCATTTTCCTCCATTAGTTTTAGGCAAGTATCTCGGTCAAATCCAGCATCTCTAATCAATGCCTTCACTGCTTGTCTATCCGCCTGTAAATCAAAGGAGGCAACATTTTGCACGGCTATCCAATAGCCACGATCATAATCAGTTATTTTTTTCATATCTCATAGGGATTTGTGGGTAAATCGTGAACGCTGACGGCCAGTCCGGCGTCGATCAGACCGCGGTAGTCGAAGTGGAGGCGGTGTAACAGGTCATACATTTCATGCTGGTTGCATATAACGTAGCCCGGATAGTCGTCTCGATACGAGGGGCTGTGTATAAACGACTTTTCTACTTTCAACCAGCGGAAATAGTCCCTCGCTTCAGGAGAAAACACACAACGGCCATCTGAATGCAGTTCCCATTGGTATATTTCCGATTCACCCAACAAATTCGCCAATTCCACAATCGGTACAAACGATTTTCCGTCGTTGTAACCGCGCTCGGTGATCTTCACGTATATATCGGACATCGGACGCAGGACGGGTTTATACCCCCGCGAGCGCGATTCCGTGGTGGGCTATAAATTCAACGTCTATCCAACAAATTTCACCCGTAGGATATTGCCCGAGCAGGGGATGATCCAGATACCCCGCAATGTCGGTCAGTGTGAGTTCTTGTTTTATCGGTTATTTATGTCAATTATAATCATTTTAGGTCGTTCTTTTTTGACAATTCCAAGCTCCTCAATATCGGAAGCAATGTCACCCCAGCCATCAATGAACGCACGTATTTTTATGTCGTAATTCTCGCAGCCGCTCTCGACCGCCCAGTCGTATAGCTCCTTTGGTGTCATTGTTTTATTTTTTCGGCAAATTGCTATATCCGTTGCTGAACATCCAAATTCCCGCAACAGTAAAAATAATGTGCAGCGCAAACCTCCACCAATTCGCCACCGAGTAGTCGTGTTGCGCTAAGTTTCCCGCAACAAAGGCGATCAACAGTCCGCCTATTGTGTCAAATGATGCTTTTGTCATAGTCTTGCCTTATTCGTGAATTTCCCGCCAGCCGATGATTTCCTCACGGTCAAGGGAATAATTTACAAATATCCATCGTTCCATTTCGGTGCTATAAGAAGCGACGTCGTAAATGCTTGGGGTGAGTTTTACAAGCACAGCCCATTTGTGATTCGGAACAATTTCTTTCGGGTCGTGCCAGCGCGTCAACTCGGCGCGCTCCTCTTTGGCCCCAGAGGCATAAGCACGGGCTAAATCGTCTCGATAAATTATATCTTCTTCTGGGCTATCCATGAAAAGAGTAGCGCCTAGTATATTAGCGTACTCTTTTGCTCTTTCGTCAATCGTCGTTCTCATTCTCGGTCAGTTTTTGGATGAAATTCTTTCGATGGTATTCGTAATCCGGTTCGAACTCTCCGTCCTCGCCGTTCTCGAACCACATATCGTCGAATGCGCCGATCGCTCTTTTCCGCATCCGCTCCTCGGCCTCCTGCTCGGCAAGCTCGATAGCCCGTAGCGATTTCGGAACATCGCACCCGTAGCCCAGTTTGCACCCGTAGCCCAGTTCGCACCCGTCGCCCAGTTCGCACCCGTCGCCCAGTTTGCACCCGGCGCCCAGTTTGCACCCGTAGCCCAGTTTGCACCAGTTGCCCAGTTCGCACCCGGCGCCCAGTTTGCACCCGGCGCCCAGTTTGCACCAGTCGCCCAGTTCGCACCCGTAGCCCAGTTTGCACCCGGCGCCCAGTTTGCACCCGGCGCCCAGTTTGCACCAGTTGCCCAGTTTGCACCCGGCGCCCAGTTCGCACCTGTCGCCCAGTTCGCACCAGTCGCCCAGTTCGCACCCGTCGCCCAGTTTGCACCAGTCGCCCAGTTTGCACCCGTAGCCCAGTTTGCACCCGTAGCCCAGTTTGCACCCGGCGCCCAGTTTGCACCCGTCGCCCAGTTTGATATTGCGCGCCTCAAATTCGGCGGCTAATTCAGAAAGTTCATTGTACTGAAAGGGTGTCCAGCCTTTGCCTGAAACCCAGAGATAAATTGTTTTCATGGTGGGTATGTTTTGTGTTTAAATTTTAAAACAGTTTATGGATTAAAATACAACCACCATTGACGGGAACGGAGCACTATTTTTTTGGCCCCCGAATTTTAGCCTCCCCTTTATAAATCTAATTTCCCGTGCTTTGTGGTAAATAAATTCGTGAAAATATCGAGTATCTGTACGCGCCGGAATCAACATTACAACTATTGTGTTAATTTTTTGTGCCTCCATGCAGCATTTACGAACCCCATGCGTATATATCCCGACCGTATGGCGGATTGCAAAAAACAGTATTCCCGCCCCAATCTTGTCGGAGCCCGTCCTGCTCTTTGGTGTAGAATTTAACACACTTAGCATTATGCGGGGTGGCGCAAGGATCAAGTGTAAAATTAAATTCACTATTGAGTTTATCATAGAAATCCTGTGGTGTAGCCCATAAATCGGTCTTAGATGAAAACATCGTTTCTGTATTCATAAATTAGTTTTTTTTGTGTTTAACTTTCCGATTAGGTATACAGGAAATCCAGCCCCAGAACGGTATGCGCCGCTTCAAGTAGTCCGGATCATCCTCATGGTTGTATGCCTCGGTCTCAAAGCAGGTGTAGTAGTACGCGCCCGGATAAGGCGGGATAATCACTTCGATCAGCCACGATATGCCGTAGCAAATCCAGCCGGCGAAGAGAATGCCGACCACTGTCAGCACCCAGCCCCACCACGCGAACGAATAGCTGATGGCGACGGGCACGAGGATCGCTACGAACAGAACGGCGAGTTCGATCTGCTGGGCGCAGTGGATTCCTTCATGCCGGCGCGTAGTCTCGTCCATGCTCCACGCCATCGGCTTCCGGGTAAAAGACCATAAAAGCCATGTTACCCAGCTGAATCCCTTGAACGGGATCAACTTGTTGTGAACTTCGATAGGCAGTCTCATATGTTCAACTCATGTTTAGTAGACACAAGCAGGATGATTGTTTCGACAAGGGCGTTAATAATACTAACATCGTTAGCGATAAAACGATCGTAGTCGACAACCCACTCGATGCCATTCTCGCCCATATATCGCCTCATGCGAAAATTCCCATCAGATGGGCCTTGACATGAAATTTTCGGAGGTAACAACCCCAGCAGGTCGGCGACCGTGAAGGCGGGAATACTCTCCCCGCTTTTGATGTACTCTGGTGTGGCTTTATAGTGTGGTAAGACGGATAAATGGTATTTACCGCTACATGTAGCCCATACCATGCTTGCCTTGTCCGCCGGCACTCCCAACTCGATCAGCCGCTTCGACTGCTCGATGCTCGTTACTTGGTCTGTCATAGTTTTAATATCGCTTATTTCAGAATAAATTCAAGTTCGGCCAGTTGTTTCTTTTTCAAAGGAACGCAAGCATTGGACAGGTATTCCCGTATTTGATCCTTGTTTTTGCCAACACCTTCTGGGTCGCAAAGCCTGCGTGCCGTGACTGTGGCTGCCTGTATTTCGCGTTGCAATCTGTCTCGCATCATGCGGATACCTTCTTCCGGTGTGCTTTCGATAAAAATAAGCAGACGTCGAAGATGGCGCATTTCGTCGTTGTGCTTGCCGATTTTTTTTCCGCAATGCCTTGTAGGCTCGCGCCTGTGATTCCCGGGTGAGAAATTTACCAGTGTCATAGCTATGTTTTAACTGGTTGATCGCCGCAATGTTTTCGTTGATCAGGGCGTTGATGTCCGATGTAGTTTTCATGGTTATCATTCGTTAAAGATTAACTGAGGGGACTGGGGCTTTCAAGCACCACAAATGCAGCCCATTCACACGCTCAAGAGTGAAATTATCTTCAAGAGAGCCACCCAAACGACGGAATCGAATGTAGGCCATTGCTTCATCCCGTGTATAATACTTTTTCCCAGATTGCACACTTAGCGGCTGGTCATTCTTAAGCGCCTTGTCGAGTTTTGCGTAACTGACAAAAGCCGTATAGGCATTCGTGTGTTTGAGGTATGCCTGCTTGCTTTGCATGGTAGCTATCAATCGGCGAATATCTTTCACGTTGTAGTCCTGCAACAGCCACACGGCCTGTGCTGCAGTTATGGGCTCGGGCATCGAAGCAATACATGGCGCGTTCGTGGCGATCCATTCTATGAGTTCCACGGCCTCCGCCTCTTTTCCCCCTACAACCCCCTTTTTAGTATCTACCAGTGTGTGTGTATATTCTTCTATTCTTTCTTTCTTATATTCTTTAGTTGTGGTTATTTGTTGGTTATCTGTTGGTTGTTTGCTGGTTATTTGTTGGTTATCTGTTGGTTGGCAACCATTATCAAAACCAGCCTGTGCTTGTTGGTATAAGTCATAATTACAGACAGTTATGATAGTATATTTGCGTGTTCCCGACTTGGTTATAAACCCGCAATTATCCAGCTTGTCTATTGCGGTGCGTATTTGCGTCTCCGAAAGTCCTGTCTCTTCGGACAGCTGTCCTCTGCTGGTTACCAATTGTCCGCGGTCAATGATTAAACCCTTCCACTTCTTGGCCCGGTAATTTGCCTTCAAAATGAAATGCAATGCCAGCCGTACGCAGTTCGTATCCGGATACCACTCCCAATCGAGGAAGCTGCGGTACATCTTAATCCAACTGTTATTTGAAGTGTCACACATTGCGAATTAATCGTTTGTAATAATTGATCTTATCGGACATCTCCGACCTCGACATTTTGAATACGCTGTGCTTACTGCGTTCAAGTTCTTCAACGACTGCAAGTCCGTATTTTCGGATCAGTACTTGGCGGTAAGCTCCAATGCGACCAGCAGAATGCCTGTTGCAAACCCTACACTGGGCGTGACAATTCCTTTCGTCCCATCTCGTAGACCTGTGAGCTCGGTCTATATAGTGCCCGCAATCGCATGTTTCAGGCGCTATGGGCGCCCCGCAGGTAATGCAGAAACCTCGCCCACCCTGACAGTCTCGATGACGTATGAAAAGGCTAAAAACACGGTCGTATTCCCGTTCTAAATCTGTCATGCGTTATAGCCTATTTGGCGCATCTGCTCCTTCTCGAAACTTAGTTGCGTACGTAGTATGTCTACTTGATGGACACACGTGCGGTTGATCCTGTCGAGCATGTTAACGACCTTGTTCTCCTCAGCACAGGACGCCCGAAGTATTTCTTTTTGGATACTCGGCGCCAGAGGTATCAGGTCTTTCAGTCGGGAGGCTTTCAGCATCGCCAACTCCTGTTCGTATTTCGCCTTCGACAGGAGATAGCCGCTACGCGCCATACGCACACTCAGTTCTGACATGCGCTGTGAAATTGCCTGCGGCTCAGTAGGCGGTTCTGCTTCAATGAAGAGCTGCATTTCCTCGATCTCTTTAAGTTCAGATGTATCCATGGCTTAGAAGGGAAGATCGTCGGGGTCAGATTGCATTTGGGAGGTAGTAGAGGTGCATGAAGCCTGGGATTCCCTGCGCCCCAAAATCCTGACCGTATCGGCCATGATCTCCGTGATGTATCGTTTGATGCTATCTCGGTCGGTATAATCGCGGGTTCGCAACCGACCTTCGACGTAAATCTGCGCCCCCTTCTTCACGTATTTATCCACGATATCCGCGGTATTGCGCCACGCCACCACATGATGCCACTCCGTTATCTCCTTTACGGTTTTTGTTTGCCTGTCGGTGTAACGGTCGGTCGTCGCCACACTCAGGCTGGCAACCTTGGCGCCCCCGTCCAATACACGAACTTCGGGATCAGAACCTACATTCCCGATGATGATGACCTTGTTTACCATATTTTCGTTGTTGTTTTTTTTTGGCGAATATTTTTAACCTGCGGATGGCATCCCACTCGCGCGTGGATTGTCCAGGGAGCGGACGAAGCATATCAATCGTCCGAATCACCCTGCGCATATCGGAATTGGATACATTCATTGCAGTGGTTTTTTAAAAGTAGTCTTGATAATAGTCTTGCTCGACCTGGCGGGCGGGAACAACACTTCCCCCGTCTCCGGATCCGCCAAGCCCGATGCAGGCATACTGCGCAGCATCATCTCCCGCTCTTTGATGTCCACTTTTAAAGCTTCAAGCGTTTCATACATATCTCGCAGTTTACTGTCGCCGCACATAGAATAGTCGTATTTTACGCCCGATTCGACCTCCTCCAGCCGGCAGTCCCCGAACTGGTGCGATTTGCCATATTTAGACAGTTCGCGGAGTGTGATATCACGCACCTGCGTATCGTCCTTGAATTGCTTGATCGCATTCTCCATGCGGCTGATCTGGATATGCGCCTCGATAGGGCTGATGTCGCCATTTACGACGGCGCTGATGGCCCTGCCCGCGAGATCGGCAATGGATGCCGTATCTCCGAATAGTGTTATCTGCTGATTCATGCTTTATTTTCCCTCGTTAAATTGTAGTATTCGGTAACTTTGACATTGACTTTCGGAAGCATTTCTTGATCGACGATATACTTGGACTCCAAGAACCCGGCTAATGAGAATCGCTTATTGGCTCCTTTGGCGTTTTCCTTAGCCTTGATTATCTCTTCGAACAAGTCCAAAGTCAGCAATTCGTCAGTAAGCATAGGCTTGGAAGCCGGGCCGACATCCTCATGCCGAGGCAGCCTGTCTACGTCATCTTCATCAGTGGCTATATGAAAGTATTTGAGAATGAAATAACGCTCCCCGTAAGTCATTGCCGAGCCTACACCTTTGTCCCAATCATTCTGACCGTTGGCGCTCCATTCGCATACGTCCTTCTCTCCGGATTCCACGTCAATCCAAGTGAAACGCATCTTTACACTCGAAAGGATTTCGGATTTAGGTCGCTGATCCCGGCCTACGGTATAATCCTGACGGATATTTGTGATGTCGAGAACCTCCGTTTTGAGGATCACACCGAGTTCGTCCATCTTGGGACGGACGATGCCAAGTACTTTCGAACCGCTGATGTACTTGTAATTATTTCCATCAGCATTCGGAAGCAATGCCCTGACGCTCCTCTGGATTTCCAGCAGTTTGCTATAGATTCCCATGGTTATAAGTTGTTTTGTTCTCCGTATTCTTTTAGCCGGTGCAACTGCCCGGCGTGCATGTCACCGTCGATATCCTTGACCTCGATGATTTCGATGGTATCGCGGTCTACTTTTAAATAGGTCTCGCAAATATCCATATAGCTGTCACCACCTTGTTCTTCGTGGACTTCGTAGTGATGGATCGCTTTGATGTCGTATATTTTGTAGGCCACCGTATAGACCCGCTTGTCTTCATCACCGCGCATATCCTTCTGAATGGCTTCGCGGATAGCCCGATAAATCAACTTTAGGTCTACCTCCATCAGCGTTCTGGCCCTCTGGGAGAATGGCGACCGCTGGCCGGTTATATGTTCGCTCGGAATATCGTGATACTCTTCGAACGTCAGCACCGGGGACGCGGTTGTCGTGTAATATTGCGTGTCCATAGATTAAAATTTTGCATGTTGACGGTTATATATCCGGCGCATCGAGTTCATCAGATCAGGGAATGAGCGGATGTATCCCATATCTACGGAGAATGCCAATTTGCGTTGCAATTCATCCATATCTTGTAGCTGCTGCGGGGTCGCCGTGTTGCGGATATCCCGCTCGTGCTTGTTGAATACGATCCAGTTCAGAGCGCGGGCCACCTTCGGATAATCGACATCCGGAAGCGACGCGATGGACTTGGCCAGCACATTGTAGTTGTCACCAGCGGCCGTGCGGCACTTGATCAACTCGTCATAAACGAATTTGAGTACCTGAACCTTGAACTTCGGGTTAAGCCACATGGCAAAGTCGATAAACAAAAGAGGAGTCATCCACGTCCCACCGCTGTATTTCCCGCGGGAAGTTAAATACGGGGAATTCCCGTCTTTAAAATCAAACTCTGATTGTAAGGCACTTAAGAAATCATGCGTCGATTGGAGGCGCAGGTAATCGTTCATCTCCTTTTTCATGCCGGCAGCACGGTTCCACTGGTTCAGCAACGCCGTGGCATTGAACATGCCGTCTTTTGTGCGCTGGAGCACCTCGAACTGCCCCATTCGGCGCGTCATTATTACACTTGTTTTCATGATTCCTCGAAGATTTCATCCAACAATTCGCCTATTTCTTTCTTGCGGTGCTGGTTCGACAGCACCCAGCGGAACACGACGGCAAGCGGAACCGCCCACATCAGGAAGATGAATAACTCGGTCATATCACGTTCCTCCCTCTCATACGATTGTATGATATGTAATTCCAGAGGCTGATCCTGCGTATGACACGTCGCCGGATTCTGTACTGCATGCGCCATACTATGGCGGTGAGCAACTGCTTATCGGTGCGTCTTACGCCGACAAGCTGAATATCATTGTCCATGATTCAGCGGTTTAATGTTTAGACTTGGAGGGGAATACCCGATTTACGAGTATGGTGCCGACAACGACAGCATACGCGGGATAGAGCACGCGGAACTGAGCAAGGAAACAGCCTAAAGCATGCTCCTCGCACGTGGCGCGGATAACGTTGGTGTAATCGACCCTATCAGATGAAAATAGGGGTTTGTTGGCCTTGAGATGGCAACGGTAGAATGCGGTGCGGCTTTTCTTCGCGCGCGGTGTGGTCTGGGTGTTATTTACCTGGATACCACTTTCAGGGGACTTTGGCATTTGTCTGAAAGTTTGGTTAAATATATAAAAAAGAAGGGCGAGCCTTCAAAACTCGCCAAAGTCCCATACTCCGTGAAGAAGTATACCGAAAACTCGCCCTAAAAGGCTGTATGTAACTGCTTCGATTTACGCAGTATGAAACTTTGGCAAAGGCAAATATACGAATTCATTCCGAATCTGCAAAATTATTTTGAAATTAACCGGGCGCGTCCACCTTGTATCTCGTATTCACGACCACAATTAGCACAAAAGATAATCTCGTCATCCCAGTCTAGTTCCAAGCATTCTAATTCATCAGAATCGTTAGCGTCGCAAGCGCTATTACGATCTATCAATACCCTTCCGCAAAGACACTTTAGTTTGATGTTAGATGTATATTTAATATCTGTCGCATAAAATTCGCATTCAATACCCTTTGTTTCGGCTTCCTCGGCCGCTTTTGTGGCTGCTTTTTCATAAGCCTGCAAACATACGATTTGCTCTCGGTTTCCAATTTCAGGTTCGATAATGTTATTGCCACGCATGAACTGACCGTTCACAATGCGTAAGGGTTGCGTATTATCCATATTATCTTAAATTAAGCGCCAGCCGATTTTAATCGAACAGCGTCCCTTGAACAGTATCACCCGGGCTTCTCATGGCATCTGCCCACCGTTCATGAACAAACAACCGCTCCACTCGTTCCGTCCTTTTAGTCGGCGAATAGGTGCACGTTTTGTTAATACTCGCAATACATACGAAGTCATCCGGCATGGAATATTCTGAAACGAAAACCGGGAAATCTCGATGTCGAAGCCAGTCGAGAAATCGTTTATAGTCGAAGTCGTGCAAATATCCCGATGTGCCGGTGTATGGCGGATCGCAGTACACAGTTGCACCCGACGGGATGGTTATGTCGGTATAATCCTTTTGAAATACCTCCAAGCTTTCCAGGCTTTGTAGGCTTTGCAGGCTTTCCAGTCTTTGCAGGCTTTCCAGTCTTTCCAGACTTTGCAGTCTTTCCAGACTTTGCAGTCTTTCCAGACTTTGCAGTCTTTCCATGCTTTGCAGTCCTTCGTTTAAGGCCGCCCACGGAATAGTTAACGCTGGTAAAATTTCTTGCAACTTCTCGTATTGCTCTGAGGTTGGCAACGCCCATTGAGATTCGCTAAAATAATGCCTACCCATATAATTCCCGAGGTGTCGATAGACATCTTTTTGCGTAAGACCGGATAATTTCAGAGCATTCTGTAAATACCCCCGCAAATCCGCTGACTTGACCCGAAAAATATCTGCATGCATCACCTCTATATTCAATGTACCGTCGGCATTATATTTCGGCGTCACGCCGCATTCCTCACACAGTTTCAGCACCTTTTGTGTCAAGTCCTCTATTTCTTTCCGAACTTTTGCGAATTCCCGGACAAACCCTCGCCACATCAAACTTGCTTCGCCGGGTGTTTTTGCAAAAAATATCGCATGAAGGTGCTTTTTGAATCGCTCTGCTTCCGGAGTATACAAATAGGATTTCATATTATTCCCAAAACTCCAACACAGCCCCACGTAGGGGTCGCTATCTTTGAGGCGCGAGAAATCCTCACGGCTGATCCATCGGCGCTCATCCCGATACATACCCGCTACAGCGTCTCGGAATACTTGGGGGTATTCTGTAATATCGTTTACTATGAATCGCTCGAATTTCCCCGACAGCATAGCGGCGTGAGTTATCGCACAACCTCCGGCAAATAAGTCTACAAAGGCATGCGATTTGGGAAGGTTAGAGACAACCCACTTCGCAATGCTGTTTTTACTACCCTTGTACGGCAATCCATAACTCATATTTACCTTAAATTAAGCGCCATCCTCCGCGACCTCTCGGCATTCTTGAGGTAGCGAGTTTTGTACTTCTCATTGGCCTTGTCGGGTGTAACCCAAAGCACCGTGTTGTTGTCGAGCCGTAAAGGCACCAGTCCTTTGTCTTTGAGCTCTTGAAGATATTTATTCATGATCGTTTGATTGTATCCAAAAGAAGCGGGGGCTTCTTACTGCCCCCGCGGTGGCGGCGTTACTGTGCTTCGCGCCGCCGATTTGCGTTCTTTATCCCCCGTTTCGTGGGCTTAGCCCGCCTCGGCCTTGCTACTTCCTTCACGCAGCCTCGGATTGTCGAGGGATATACCCTCTGTCAGCTTCCGTTGTGACAGACGCTCAAGCGCCCGATCAAACTCACAACATTAGGGTTAGAACCCCGTTGAGCTACCCGGATTCGAACCGGGAGTACCGCCTCCAAAGGGCGGTGTGTTAACCATTACACCATAGCTCAATAAAAACCGCCGACATCTCCACTCGCCCACGCTGCCGCGCAGGGCTTCGATCTTGGCGGCACACCATCCGCGGGCTTCACAGCTGGCCAATGGCAAATACCAAACTTAAAATGCGATTTGCGGACTATTGGCAGGAATCCGCGACCTGTGGCATATAGTACTCGTTAAACTGTGTCGGCCGCCCGTCTTCCGTAACGGCCTTCTGTTTGTTCGAGCAAATGGAGTATCCCATTTTCCGGAGCCGACTGATGATCCGGCGCAGCTCCGTTGTGTGGTAGAGCCTCTCAGCCTTGCGGACAGTCAGCCTGCCGCCGGCCTTGAGATAGGCCAGAATTTTATTTTGAGGATCGTGTTTCATGGCCTTTGATGTATTTGCCGCTTTTCCCACGGGTACGGTCGAATTTCCTGAGCCTGCCTTCCAGTTCGTCGATGCGCTTGTACAGGGTATCACGTGCTTGAGTGAGCGCCAATACCTCGTGTTCCCGCTCGATAAGGCGTCTATCCGCTTCATTGCGCTCGCAAAGGCATGTAGCAAGCCGCACCTCCAGGTCTTCGATCCGTTTCCACATTTTCCACCTGGGCGTCAGGTCGAAGCATAGAAATCTCCTCTTCCTCAAAGTGTTCTTCTCCATAGTATAGTTGTTTTAAGGTGTTGCAAATAAGCCCGCGCGCACTGTAACTTTAAACTCCATTTCAAAACTGCGCCACCGAAAAACGCACGCGGGCAAGATACAGACCTCACGCCTAAAATGAAATAACCCACTGCTGAAAGAACGGTGCGCAAGGCCTGCCATAGAGCCTGGATAGGCGGTCAAGCCACACCAGGCATAATAATGCTTGATTTATCCCGGTGGTTCTCGCCGCTCATATCATCGCAGCTCGAAGCCTATGCCAGTCTTTCGCGCATTCGGCTATTTGCTTTTGCGGGGCTATCACTTTGAGCCTTGCCCACGGCCCGCCGATGACGCTATTATCGGCCTAACGGATCGCTTTTGCCTTGCGGCGGGGTTAGTGCCAGCAATCAAACCCCTCACCTATGCGGTGGCTATCTTGGAGGTGCGGCAGGATTCGAACCTGCAACCTGCGCCCGGAAATGCGAGGTCTTTCAACCTCTGTGCTTCTATTTCGCATCCCTGCACCGCTCTACCTTTGAGCTACACACCTCGTGGTGTTATTTGTCCTTTACCTTTTCAACCTTCCACGTCTTGTGCATGGTAGCGATCAGGTTTATATACCCTTTGTATTCCTCCATCTGCTCGGGACTATAGCCTTCGGCCTCGCCAATTTTTCGGAAATGCTTCTGCCACTCGGAAATGGTGTAGCGTTTGCATCCTATTTGAATAACATCCTCACCCCAATAGGATACTGCATGGCGAGATGCGCTGATAAATAGCGATTTCGGAACATCGCACCCGTCGCCCAGTTTGCACCAGTCGCCCAGTTCGCACCTGTCGCCCAGTTCGCACCCGTCGCCCAGTTTGCACCAGTCGCCCAGTTTGCACCCGTAGCCCAGTTTGCACCCGTAGCCCAGTTTGCACCCGGCGCCCAGTTTGCACCCGTCGCCCAGTTTGCACCCGTAGCCCAGTTTGCACCAGTTGCCCAGTTTGCACCAGTCGCCCAGTTTGCACCCGTAGCCCAGTTCGCACCCGTCGCCCAGTTTGCACCCGGCGCCCAGTTTGCACCCGGCGCCCAGTTTGCACCAGCCGCCCAGTTCGCACCAGTTGCCCAGTTTGCACCCGTCGCCCAGTTTGCACCCGTAGCCCAGTTTGCACCCGGCGCCCAGTTTGCACCCGTCGCCCAGTTTGATATTGCGCGCCTCAAATTCGGCGGCTAATTCAGAAAGTTCATTGTACTGAAAGGGTGTCCAGCCTTTGTCTGAAACCCAGAGATAAAGTGTTTTCATGGTGGGTATGTTTTGTGTTTAAAGTCCGTGGTTGTTAGCCCATATCACGAGTTCGGCAAGCGTTGTCGACCCTGTGCGACGCATAGCGTTTCGTTTGTGTGTTTCGACCGTCAACTGGGAAAGTGATAGTATTTCGGCAATCTTTTCAGTCTTATACCCCTCTTTATAGAGGCGGACAATCTCTTTCTCCCGCATTGTCAGGTTAGTATTAAACTCTGGGTTACAGATTACTTTATAGTATTTGCACTCCCCCACCAGCGGACAAGCAACATTCTCGAAGTTGAACCGGCCGAACTCGTCCATATCGGGTATTTTATCATACATCCCGAAGTTGCAGCGGATGAATCGGTGGGCACACCTGTATTTGAAGTAAGGGGCGTTCGCTTTGCTCTTGTTGTAAATCTCCGACAACGCCTTGAATGCCTTGGGGTAATCCAGTTCAATAACCGAGAACAAAGCATCCGTAAGCTCTTTATCTTCTTCCATGTAGGTGCGCACTCCCTTTTCATCGCGGATCTGCACCTCTCCTTCGGGGGAGTTAAAAAACTCTATGTTAATTAACCTTTGCATGGGTACCTTTGTATGGATAATCTTCTGGAAATAATGCGTCGCCGGATAGTCCCTTTTCAGAGAATTTATTTACGCAGAATGCTATGTTGTCCATGTCAGACTTGCCAGGGCGGCTGTATCCGTTCGCCCAACGCCATATTGTTGTGTTGTCCTTCCCTGTCGCAAGACGAATTTCCGCCCATAACATACTTTTGCGAATCCTTCCAAGTGTAGAAACATATTCTTGGAATGGCAGCCTTGCAGCGCGTTGATTTGCAGTATTCATATTCATATTATTTGTCCAGTATTGCCATGATCCGCCCAATGCAGGCGGCCTGCTCTTCGAGTAGTGCCGTCAAGCGGTCAGTCGATTGAATTACTTCGTTCATATTGCATCGTGCTTTAGTCACCATAGTACATTCCTCGGACACCATAGAAACCTGTCGGCACTTTCAGCAGTTCGGGGCGGTACTCCGTGGCCTTCGGCTGCTCCGTCGGGCGGTTCTCGATCTTCGCGGTCAGCATCGCCAACTTCTCGTTGCGCCAAGCCTTGCGCAGGCACTCCCCGAAACTCTTGCCCGGCTGTACCTTTTTAAGGTACCAGGCGTTCTTCATGATCTTCGATTTGTTGTAAGTTGCTTTCATCGCGTTGTCCGTTTTTATTACCTTATTCAAGGTAAGTCTTCAAATTATCCGACTTTTACCTTGGCGTTGTCCCTTATAAACTGTATATTTGCCTTAACTGTTCGTTTTCACAATGCAAATGTAAGCATATTGAAATTAATTTGCAAGTAATTTGATGATTAATTTATGAGTTTCGGAGAAAGATTGCGGCAAGTAATTGAAGAAAAAGGCATTACACCTTATGAACTTTCCGCTAAGACCAATGTATCTCAGGCGACATTAAGCCGTATTTTCGCAAATTCAACAACAAAGCCCAGTATTAAGACTGTGGAAGTGATTGCAGATTACTTGCAAATATCGCGTGACTGGCTGCTTACGGGCAATGGTGATATGCGCGCTAAATCGAAATCCGATGCGTCACTATCCAACCTTTTAGAGTTAATTTCCAGTCAGCAGGAGACTATCCGCCTTCAAGCCGAAACCATAAAAAACCTGACATCAAAGAACCAATAAATAAGGTAGGAGTAAAACCGAGCTATAAGCGGAGGGTATATGCGCTCGCAATGGGAATAAAGGGGGCTCAAAGCGAGCAAGGGCGCAAGCTCTGATGTTTAACCCTTAAACATTTTGCATCATGCCAAAAATCCGCATCCGGGTTAGGACGCAGGTGCGCACGACCGTCCGAACGACGGTTAAGCCCATCAGCAAATAACCCTGAGAGGGCGGGCGTATCCCGCCCTCTCTAAATTTTACTCCCTACCTTATTTCAAAGAACCAATACCTTCAAAAAGGCACAATCGTCAAATATTCAGTCCCCACGCTTGCGTTTTTCATCTTAAATCGTATATTTGTATCAGCTTTGTGGGTTTCACATTGCAAATATAGAATATAATTCTAAGAATTCGATGATTTTCTTAGAATATTTGCATAAATAATATTTATACGATTTTAAAATAATATTAAGCCTCTGATATCATGACCCTTAAAGAGAGAATCCAAGCGTATTGTCAGTATAAAGGGATTTCTGTTTCGCAATTTGAGAGACAGGCGGGGCTTTCAAATGGATATTTTAAAGAGGGGAGCAAAATGCCTCGCCCTGACAGAATCTCTAAAATTCTAAACAAATTTCCTGACATCAATAGAAACTGGCTCCTATACGAAGAAGAGCCCATGCTCAAAACTACCGACCAACCTGTCAGCCAAGGAGGCGAAGACGTCACGCCAACGAAAGCTGAAACAAATAACTTAGATACTATGGAGAGAATGAAATTCTTTGAAGCTCTCGAACGGCGAGATCGGGAAGTATCCAGACTGATCACCATCATCGAGAAGATGCAAGGCATCACACCTGGGGCAGAAGCTGCTGCCCAAAAAAAAGAGGCATAGCGGTATTCTAATTAGACTAATGCCATCTTCATTAGAGCGGAAGCAATATGATAAAATAGAACCACCCAAAATAAGTTCCATATAATCGAGCTACACATTTAAAGGAGATTACGGTCTCCTTTAAAAATGACCGGGGCGCCCGCAGACCAAAACATAAAAACTTCGGATTATTTCAATAGCACAAACAAATTTTATACATGATGGATTACTACTTCGAAGAACCAGCTCCCATAAAATACGATTTGCTATTCGAGGAAGTAGCAAGATATGCAGTCAATAATGGAGGCATATCCACAACAGAAATTCAGCGAAAATTTGAAGTTGGATTTAATCGGGCTGGGCGCATTATGATGCAATTAGAGAGTGCTGGCATCGTTGGTCAACAACAGGGCATCAATCCTCGAAAAGTATATTTTGATAATATTACATCGTTAGAAAAATACCTTGCGGCAGGTGATTATCATCGAGCTTCCCTGTCAGCAGAAGAGCAGGAACGACGGAGAATATTGTTTCAACAAGAACAGGAAGAGCGTGAAAAAGCCGAGATTGCAGCGCGTATTAAAGAAAAATACCGTATACGTCAACTTGAAAAAATCGTACGGCAAGAACTGATCGACAGCGGAGAACTATTCGGTGATGAGCCAAAGCGGCCACCAATTCCCAGGGAAATAGTAGATGCAGTATATAAGCGTGATGGTGGCCGATGCGTATACTGCGGATCCACACAAAACTTACAACTCGATCACATCATACCTTTTTCAAAAGGCGGGGCAACTACATTAGAGAACATGCAGTTGCTTTGCCAAAAATGCAATGTTGAAAAGTCGAATAAAATAGGATAATATGAAGAAGACTTTACTCATTATTCCTTTACTCTTTCTTGCAATCCCCATGTTGGCCCAGAGTGACAAAGAGGCTGATCAAAACAGATATGGCAAAGGCAAAATGCCGTTTACTGAGGATGGTAGAGTTGTATTCTCGAAAATAGTTTCAGCGAACGAATGTAACGCAGACAAAATATTCAACTCAGTAAGATTGTGTATAACAGAATTATTCAACTCTGCGAATGACGTCATCCAGATGGAGGACAAGGAGTCTCATATATTAGTTTGTAAGGGGTTTTCAAAAGTACCTACTCGCGGTCTGATGGGTGGTGTTCAAGCCGCTCAAGTTTGGTATACCCTCAAAATCCAAACAAAAGATGGTCGCTATAAAATTGATATATACGATATAAAGGGGCATTATCCTGGAGGGGTAGTAAACGGCATATACCTCAACCCTGCTGATTGGCCAGCAGAAGCCCTCACTTATGAAGTTTGCTTCAAACCCAACGGGAAAATGAAAACAGCAAGGGAGGGGTTTTATAGACGAGCAATAATAGATGGATGTAATGACATGATGACATTAATTGAAAGTAAAATAATGGCAGAGTTGACTGCACCAACATGTAAAAGCGCTGATGACTGGTAACCCTCCCCTACCTTTCAGCCCCGGCCGTATGACCGGGGCTTTTTTGTACCTTTAGGACAATGAAGGCCGCCAAAATAAGGTTTCATCATAGGGGAAAGACAAACCTTTAGAACAATCCGCCCAATAATATTTTTTTCAAAATATTTCATCATTTTCCATTGTTATTTAAATATCCGTCGAAATCTTTGCATTGTAAGCCTGTGAGGATGCAGGCAACGGCCGAACATCGAAAGTACATTGCTATCGTAGCAGAAGGTCTGTTGGCGCATCCGTCGGCAGACCTTCATTTATGGCAAAGAGTGTAAAAGACACAAAGGCGAACGACACCATCAAGCCCACCCGCAAAGGGGGCCGTCCTTGCGTATATACACCTGAATTGCTTGAAGCTAAACTGGAGGAATACATTGAATGGGCAGAAAATCATCCTTTAGCTATTAACAAGGTGTCGGCAGGGGAAATAATTTCAGTTCCCACAGAAAGGCCGCTTACACTGGTTGGATTTTGCGTATTTGCCGGAATTGTCGAAAACACCTTTAGAGCATACGAGAAACAAGACGAATTTTTGAGTGTCACAACGCGCGCACGCGCGACTTTCGCAAAGTCCCAGATTGAAGGGGCGCTTATTGGAGCCTACAATCCAAATATAGTTGCCCGGCTTCAAGGCCTCGCCGAAAAACAGGATATAACCACCAACGGCGAGAGCATCAACAAGTCTCGGGAGACGGTACAAGTCATACTTGATCCGGAAGCTGCATCTATCATCCAGTCCATCGGCAAACAAAGCACGAATGAAAATGGAGCTTGATGCACGCACATATCGGGGCAAGGTCTACAAGATCATGCTGTACTTCTTCCGCAAGTACCGCAATAAAGGCGTCGTACTACGCATATTCAACGAGGGGAGCTCCCGTTCGGGGAAGACTTTCGACACCTTCGACTTCCTGTATGACATCTGTGCTGCGGGTGATGGTGCATATAAAATCTATGTCTACCGCTCCACATTGCAAGACTGCAAGGAAAAGGCATTGGGAGACTTCAAGAAGAAACTACAATGCCGCGGGATATATGATCCCGACAGCATGTATAGCGAGAAGATACTCCCCGAATACCACATAGGCGACAGCATCATCCGGTTCCGTGGGCTTGACAAGATGGATGTGAAGGAGGGGCACGACTGCGACATCATATACTTCAACGAAATGTTGGACGACATATCGCCGGCGCAGTTCAATAATATCACGATGCGTTGTACAACCATGATTATTGGCGACTGGAACCCCAAATATACGGAACACTGGGTTTTTGAGCTTGAAGGGCAGCCGGATACCATATTCACCAAAACAACCTACAAGGACAATCCTTTCTGCCCTGACAGCGTACGCAGGACTATCGAAAGTTACGAACCCACGCCGGAAAATATCGCAGCAGGAACCGCCGACGAATTCAGATGGAAGGTATACGGTCTCGGGGAGCGCGCGGCGCAGGAAGGATTGATATTCCCCAACATAGACTGGATCGACAGTTTTCCGGACGATTTGGAATATACAGCCTATGGCATCGACTTCGGCTTCACAAATGATCCGACGGCTATTATTCATGTCGGAGTGCGAGGGCGTGACTTATATCTGCATGAACGCTTTTATTCGCCCGTAGACGATCCCGAGGTATTGTATAACATTGTGACCCCAATTCTCGGTAAACACGGATATGCCATAGCAGATAGCGCGGATAAATACGCCAAGAATCCGGAAGGCATGGTGCGTTCCCTTCAACTTCGGGGGTTGAATGTAATCAAGGCCAAGAAATTCCAGGATAGTATAACCATCGGTATATCCTACATGAAAAACTTCCGCATCCACTGCGTCAAGACCAAGAACATGAAAAACGAAGCCAATACCTATGTGTGGGATTCTATAAACGGGCTGGCGATAAATAAACCCGTAGATAAGAATAATCACCTTTGGGATGCAGCCCGATACGTCGTGATGACTGCATTCCGCAATCATATTGCCGCATGAAACTCCTTGGATACGAAATAAAGATGTCTAAATGTTCCGAAAAGACCGGAGACCCGCAGCAAAGCCTATACATAGACCTGCGGGACTGGCAAAATCTGCTCAGGACGAAGGATGAGTTTATCGACACCTCCACACCGGACGGGCAGGCGCGCGCATTCGCGTCATGCTCTATTTTAGCTTCTATCATCACGAAGAAAGTATCTGCCATATCGGACGCCCGGTATTGGGCGAAAGACGACAAAGGGGAAGATATTGAAAAGCCGCGTGAGTTCGAGCGGATTAACCACCCCAATCCCTACCAAACCCTTTCGGAATTCGTTTGCATGATCGAGTTCTTTTCTCAGATATTCGGCAAAGCTTATATTGTGAAGGTACCTTTGGTCGGAATTAAGAGTGATTTCGAATTGTATGTAATACCTAACCTCATGGTTACGGAAAACGAGGTACCATCCTCCATACCTTCGTTTGCACCCAACTCCGATATCCGTGATTACACCATAAACCTTGGGGGCGGGATAAACCTGACGATCCCCAAAGAGGAGATGTTCGTTGTAAACGACGTAACTTACGCGCTTAACAAGATTGGGGGCGCTACTTCACGGCTTATCGCCCTCAAGTACCCTGTCAACACTTTCCTGGCCTCCTACCAAGCCGTAAACGAATTGCTTGTCAACCGAGGTATGCTCGGCATTCTCTCCCTCATGTCAGATGATCCGATGGTCGATAATATCGTGCCAGCCACCAAAGAGGACAAGGAAGCGCTCCGTGAGCAATTGGACAAATACGGGATCATGCGCAACAAATGCAAGATCGCCATTACGTCATACAAGGCATCCTTTGTCCCCGTATCGTCCACGATCTCCGACCTCGGGCTTACAGACATTCAGCGCAACTGCAAGAAAGACATCGCTTATACATACCAGGTGCCCAGCATTCTGCTCGACGTAGAAGGTAGCACCTACAGCAATTTCGGAGAGGCCAAGATCGAATTCTACGTGAATGACATTATTCCTTCTGCACAAAACATCATGCGCGTGCTCAACAAGATATATGGCTTCACAGGATTCGGATTCATGCCGTTCTTCGACCATTTGGAAATGTTCCAGCCTTCGAAGAAAGACCAGGCGGAATGCATGAACAGCGCAGTAAATTACATCGGAGCTGCCATACAATTAGGAATAATGACACCAGAGGAAGGTAGAAGCGAACTATTAAAATATCAAATCTAATATGGAAGACAAGATAAAATCATTCAAGGGAAGCATAGACGACATCAAACGCGATCAGGGCGTTGTTGTCATCGCCATATCAAAGTTCGACCAAGAGGATCACGCAGAAGACATTGTGCGCAAAGGGGCGTTCACCAAATCCTTTGCCGACATGTCCCGGATCAAACACTGCATCGACCACAAACAAGACTTGGATCATGTTGTTGGGACGCCTCGAAAAGCATGGGAAACAGATGAATATGCCCTCGTCGAGAGCAAACTTATACTCGGTAAGGCAGCTGGGCATGATATATTCGAATACTATAAGCATTGCGCAGACGAGAAACGAGATGTCGAACACTCCTACTGCTACCGGGTTCTCAACAAGAACCATAACGATGCTATTGCGGGAGATGACATCGCAGAGCTGCAGCTCAAGTATGAGTACAGCACCGTGTTCGCCGGATGTAATCCCTTCACCCCAGCTCTTGACGTCAAGGGCTTGCAAAGCGTAGAGGACATCATTGCCTATCAAGAAGAGCTCAACAACATCCTGCGCAAATGCGACCTTTCGGACGCAGGAGGAAACAGGATTGAAGCACTTTGCAACAGCCTCAAAAGCGCCCTAAACATCCTGGGCAACAAACCTTCGGAAGACACTGAAATCATCGAAATAGTCAGAAAAACATTGTTTAACTAAACCAATTCACACATGAACGAAGACATCAAGAAAGAGCTGAAAGGAATACTCGATGAATACAAGTCGGGGCTTATCGGCAAAGCAGACTTCGAGGCCAAAATGAAGGCTATCGAAGACAAAGTAGACGCTCTCGATCAAACGAAATCCATCGACGAGATCCGGGAGATAATCAAAGAGCAAGGGCGCACCATCAGCCTCATGCAGAAATCCACCGTTTCATCCGAGAATGAAGCGCAGGAGAAGATCAAGGCATTTTTCTCAGGTAAAGAGAACATCGACGCCGTAAAGGGCGGCCGCACGGTAAGTATCGAGATCGAGATGAAGGCCGAGGCAGCAGCCATGACGACCACGACGGCCGCTGTCCCCATCGCGGCATTCAACACCGAAGTCGTGCCGGGCATTGCAGCAGCGGCTACCGAGCCGAATGCGATCCTGCCCCGCTTGCAGAAAGGCACGACAAGTTCCCCGACAATCAAGTGGATCAACCGTAAAGACCCCGACGGCGGCTCGGCATTCATCGCCGAAGGAACTCTCAAGCCCCTTATGAGCTGGGGATACGAGGAGGAGACGTCTACGGCAAAGAAGGTTGCCGTTCGCGCAAAGCTCTCGACGGAAATCCTCGAAGATGCGGATTTCATCCGCGGGGAGGTGAACACCCTGCTGCGTCAAGACTTGATGCAGACCGTGGAAGAGAAGGTTATCGCAGGAACCGGCACCGGGAACGAGATTCTCGGCGTAACAACAAAAGCCCCTGGCTATACCAGTACGGAGCTCAACGGGAAAATCTCCATGCCCAACATTGCCGACGTTGTGCGCGCTGGCGTTCTGCAACTTCGCCTGCTACATTTCTCTCCCGACGTTCTCTTCCTTCATCCGACCGACAAGGCGATCTTCGACGTAACGAAAGATACCGCCGGGCATTACCTGACTGACGAGATGCGCAAGATCATCGGCAACATCTCCGTTGTAGAAACCTCCAACATTCCCGCAGGTAAGTTCCTGCTGATGGATTCCTCGCGCTGGAAAGTTCGTCCCTACCGCGCGCTGCGACTGGAATGGGGCCGTGACGGCGACGATTTCAGCCACAACATGGTGACGGTGATCGCCGAAATGCGCCTTCACTCATACCAGAACTCCATCGACGCCGGGTCTGTCATCTACGACGACTTCGCAACCGTACAGGCCGCCCTGGAGAAAACCGCCGAGGCAGTAGCATAGTCATTAACTTAAACGAACAACAACATGGAAGATATGAAGAAGATCGACCTCACCAAGAGGGTAACTATCGTAAGCACAGGCAAGTCTATCTATATGCCCGAGAAAGGCAAAGAGTACAACGTGTCGCCCTTGCATGCCGAAACGCTTGTGAAATCGGGCAAAGCCACGTACAAGACCAAAGTTGCCAACTAACAAGGCGGGGAGGCGCCGGAAAGCGTCTCCCCTTTTTTCTTATGCTTATAGACTATACATACTTCGAACAGGATCCCACATATATTGCGGGAATAGACGTCAAAAGCGGATGCACCCCGACTGGCGCCGCACAGGAGATTGTACGGAATGTCGAGAGTTGCATACGCAGGTATGAGCCTAAATTCCTTCGGATGCTCCTTGGAATATATGTGGCTGAGAATATCGACAAATATCCTGAAATAGCCGCAAAAATAGCAAATACAGACACAAAACAGTCTCCCATCGCTAAGTATGTCTATTTCTATTACCTGCGAGAACATGTTGCCTTCAATACGATGGCTGGCGAGAAAATCAAAATGACTGACAACAGCCGTGCCGCCTCCCCGTGGTACAGACTTGTGCCCCTATGGAACGAGATGGTCGACGAGTGTCATCAACTGGCAGGCTCGCTATGCGGCGAAACAGACGTAAAGCCGGATTATTCGTCGGATATTTTTGAAAAGATAAACAGGTTTGGATTATGAAAATATCACCCAACGATACCATCAGGAAAGTAATTATAAAGAACGGCACCTTATTCGGTATCGGCAATAAACGAATATACGAATCTATTGCGGCATTACCCAAGCCTGACTATGTTAAGGAAAAACGTCGCATATTCGGATGGAAGAAGCACGAGGCCCGAAGCGTCGCAGGTATAACGATGGGTGAATTGAACGCCATAGAAAGGATCGAGGCCACCGACGAGTATTTCGTAAAGGTTCTGGCCGTCATGCTGGGTTTAATAAGCCCAAAGGGGAAAGGATCAAAACGCATTGACTGGGAGGGAGCAGGATACGATATTGCCCGAGAAAAGGTGCTCGAACTACAATTCATTCGCGCTTATCGCTATTTCATTGAAATACAAAACGAACTCAAAGGCGTAGCAAAGGCGTGGAAAAAGCTCGAAATGCCCCTGACGCCACAAGAAGCAAACGCACAAGTACAACGCAAGAACCGGGGCATGAGTACAATATGCTTAGGATACTGCCAGCTTGTAGGGGGTGCTATTCAGCCAAGCGATGTATGGCACCTGAGGTGGTCGACCGTATACCTTGCATATGAAGCCGAGAGGGACAAAAACATGGCACAACGCAAGCTCGCTCAGATGAACAAGCCCAAACCATCCAAAAGTCGCAGACGATGAGAAAGAGCCTCAGTAAAATATTCGAAGATGCTGCCAAAGAGTGCGGCGTCAACACATGCCTATATGCCAGGATCAAAGAGGCGAATTACCTGCTGGATTACGTCAAAGAGTACCCCGTAATGCTGCGGCTGTTCCAGGAGCCGATATACGAAACTAACCTGACAAACAGGCGTCGTCGTAGGACAACGCTTTACTTTCTCGATGCACTCGGGAAGCCAGAGCCGGATACACAGACTGAAGCAGCCCCCATTGCGGATCGCATGGAGCAAATGGCGTTTTCATTAATCGACAACCTGCGTCGAAATGGGATAGAGGTGCAGGTTGAAAGCCTGCAAGGAGTGGTTGAAAAACTGGATGCCCTGGCCGCGGGTGTAGAGGCAAAACTCGTCCTTACATACAATGTTTGCTGATGGACATATCGAAGATAGAGAACTTTTTCAGCCCTGAAAAGCTGGTTGCCATCTGTAACGAGGAATTCAGCACCCTTAAAGAGCAGGTGACAATAAATCTGCAAACAAAACGCACAAACAGCGGTAAAAATGTGAACTCCCTGAATGTCCCGGAAGAGACTACCGGCGCTACGGCAGATAGTATGGCGTCGCAAGTGGAAAGCAATGCCGGAGGGTTCACGGTCTCGTTTGTGGGGCGGCATAACATCAAGAATATAGACGAGGGTAACTCTCCGCAGGATGCACAAGAAGAATTCGGAAGCTTCGAAAGTTTCTATCAGAACATAAAGCAATGGGCACGCGACAAAGAGGCACGCTATGGATTGGAATTCAAAAGCATCGACGCATATTGGGCGGCCAAGAAGCTGTGGGAGGAAGGCAGCATCTTGTACCGCTCGGGAGGGGGCACCGAGATTATCAAAGACCTGTTGCCGCAAACCGTGGATAACATCGACAAAAGAATTACGGAAGTGATCGACACATCCATATACGAAATGCTCGAAACAACAATAGAACTATGATCCGATATACATTGTCCGGTACAGGAGGCACCGCAGATTTTCCCAATGACATATGCTTCACACGGGAGAAATCCACCTTCGTGCGATTTACAGCCACAGCCATAGATCCGGACTACGGCACAGAAGTGAAGCTGCGAATATCATATGGAGCAACATCAATAGTCCTATCCAGAAATGTCGCGAGAGTAGGAAAATCCGTTGTTTTCCCCTTGACGGCAATATTGGAATCGCTGGCCGCGGACTATTCGGCAACATTCATAAACAATGTGGTGCTCATAGTTGAGTTTGGCGATGGATCAGCCACTCACACGCTCAATACTATTCTTATCGGCACCTGTGAAAAAGAAATAATCCCTATCTCGGCACAGAATGCCGCCGCGGGAGATGTAACCAACTACCCTTCCGCCAGGAAAATCGTGGTATACCCCGGGTTCAACATAACCCAATCCATCTTTATCCCCAAGCTCACGACAGAGCAAATAGAGGTGGAAACAGAGAATGGGGTCATCGTCACCAGTGGCATGTCCTCGAAACCGTTTGCGGAGTTCAATCCATCGACGGTAAGATGGGATGGGGATACGTATGTTGAGATAAGCGTCTATAACCCCAACCTTGCCAACACCTTTCAATTTCCCATCGAGATAGATAGGTGTACCGATGGGATGCTTGTCAAATGGACGGATAAAGGCGGCATCCCTTACATATATCGGTGGAGTATAGAGACGGCGAGGGACGAAATATCTATCCAGGATGCCTATTCACTACTGAATGAGAACCTGCAACCGTATGAAGCCCAAAGTAAGATACTCACAAAGACATACACGCTGCATAGTCGCCTTGTAGATCAGGATATATACGACCTGTGTAAATCCATCCTCGCCGGGCGCGACATAAGCTACTACGACAGCGCAACGGAGCAATGGCGCCGGTGTAGTATAGAGGAAGGAGAAGCCGAAGATAACGGCGCTTATTTTAAAGATTTAGTCGTAGAAATTACCGATAAGACCTATAACGTATGACCTACTACGAACTATACATAAACGACATCCTGTGCGATCTGTCCAGCGACAACTATATATCCTTGGTATATCAAAGCCCGATATTTTCAGGACTGGACATCATACAGTCCAATAGGTCGTACAATATAGACTTACCGCTGACGCCGAAGAACCGCAAGGCCATAGGCTATGCGGAACGCACCGACATCTATACGGATGCACCCTATGTGAAGCTTCCGGCAAGATTGTATCAGGAAGGAGTACCGTTGTTCACATCCGGATACGCCGTTATTACGGAGATTTCGGACGTAATAAGTGTGGTTCTTACGTGGGGAAATGTCGACAACTTCCAGCCCCTGTTCGATGCAAATTTGCGCGACCTGGCACAAACGCTCTATTCCATGAACATAGGGTCGATACCATGGAACAGCGCATCGGCACTCTTGGAGTATGGATATGAGAGGCCGCAGATGGGATTCTTCGGCATTGATTTCGGGCAAGGTATCGCCAACTCCGCATACATGCATCCGTCTATCGAAGTACAAGATGTACTTACGGCTATTGAGCGGTACAATGGCATCACCATCGACGGCAAAGAAAGACTGTATGGAGGACTTACGTATCCTTTATTGCTTCCTTTAGTATCAAAAAACGGCGACGACATTTCAGGCGCAGTAGATTATTTTGAAGCATCAAGGATCGTATCTGGTGGAGAAGGGAATCGGACATCATTTGAATCAAACTTAAATAATTATATAGTCCACGATCCGAAAAATATATATATGCCATACGACCCATCGAATCCCAGTATGAATGGGACGGCAGAATTTCAGACGCTTGGAGCTAATCATATGTTTTTAAGTATAAATCCGAATACGACAGGAGATACTTTCAACGTGACGTGCAGGGTGAGTAGGGCTTCTTGGCGTTTAAAAGAACAAATACATGTTATAGTTAAGGGGGGCGGTAAGGATATTTTAAAAATATCAAGTGCTCCAATAACAATAACTTCGGGAATGACCTCTGCGGTATATACATTTTACACAAAAGATTTTCCGAAAGAATACGAAATAAACACCGATAGCATAAGCAACATATCTATTCAACTCAAGGACTTTTACAATGTGCAATCGGATGGAGCGCATGATATTATTTTGAATTGGTCTGTAAAGTTATGGGGCGATATTGAAATGATATTCCCATCCGAATATCCTATCGGGGTAAATCTTCCGGACATTTCGCAGGGAGATTTCCTCTCGGCTCTGATGTCTATGGCCGGGCTGTTCGCATACCCGGATAAGGACGCCCCGGATACAATCAAACTCATAAGCGTAGACGACATTTACGCCAAACTCACAAACGGAGGCACAATAGACTGGAGCCGCAAAGTCATCCTTAATGATCGGCATGATGTCAGCCGTCCGGAATCTTCCATATTTTCGCTCGATGACCTGGCACAGAAAAACACGCTCGATTATGACAACGACGACGATGTGATCACGGACACCGCCGGGGAAATACGGATCGAGAATGTCAACATCGACAAGGAGAACGAACTCGTGGAGCTTCCATTCTCAGCGTCCGAAAGTGCCCCACTTGCATCGGATGCCAATGCGCTGTGTGCCCGCATTCCTATGTATACTACATCCGACGACGGGAAAACAGTGGACTACAACGAACCCTCGGCGCGAATCCTGCAAGCTATCATCGACGATACGAGCACGGGGGTATACTGGTTCGGATATTTCGGAGAAAATATGCGCTTTGGTGGTGAGAACGGGATCGTCGCAAAGAAATACAACGGGTACCAAAAAGCCGTGGACAAACTGCGTCTGATAACAGTAAAGGCCAAGTTAACAGCCATAGATCTGCATAACCTTGATTATACAAAGCCCATATACATAGGTCAATTCGGGCATACATATGGCCTGTATTCGGTAGAAACAGGTGAAAACGGCATATGCGAGTGCCAGCTGATCCAGTTGCAGGCTATAAAAGAAGTTGTTATTCCGGACTATTATCTGACCATCAACGGTTCGGCTTCGGACATCAGTCGGGCTGTAGGCAGCAATAAGACCGTTACGGTATTCACCTATCAGACAAATGGCTCGCTTCAAATATCTTCGCAGTCAGGGATGTTTGAAAACATTGCTTTCGCACACGGGATCCTTTCCATAGGGGGCAAGGAGAACACCACAACAAGTTCTCGCTCCGGAAATTTGATCGCATCCCTTAAAGAAGCACCTGCTATCATAAGGACAATTACCGTCCAGCAAGCCCCCGCAGAGCCCGAGCCTGCTGCGAGCCGCCCGTTGAAACTTCACCTCATGGTGACGGACAATGAGGGCGCCCCGCTTGCGGCCGACGAGGTTACGGCCTCGTATATCCTTCCGTCGGGCGACAGCAAGCTGGAACGCTGGGCCGATACGGGTGCTGTCGACGTCACGCTGGAGGCCTCCACGGAATATATGACCCTGGGGCTCGCCGCGACCAAGGCCGGGTATACGAGTGGCAAGAAGCAGGTGGACATTCCGGCCGGAAATTCAGAATACAATATCAACGAGACCTTGATGTTAACTTCTGAACAACCGATAACCAGCCGAAATATTACACTCGACATCACCATCACGGATAATGACGGACAGCCGGTGGAGGCGGAATCCGTCTATGTGAAGTACACCAAAACGGATGGCGTAGAAACTTTGTATTCGGCATCAGGATCACATATTAATGACACACTACGGGATGTCACAACCGATTCTTTCATAATGACAGTAGCTGTAACCACTCCGGGGTATGTCCTGTGGCAAGATTCCCTCACCGTCAATGCGGGGACAGAACAGTCTACCGTGGCAAAACAGATTGCACTGACGGCCTCGGAACCTGCGCCGGGGCGGAACCTGCACGTCGTGCTGTCGATCGAGGACGCGGACGGCAACCCCCTCGCGGCCGATAAGGTCACCGTCACGACAAAGAACGCGGCGGGCCAAACCGTGACGCGCGAATATACGAATACCTCGGCGGTGGACGATACCATCGCCGACATCCCCACGAGCGGATCGAGCGTCACGGTCACGGCCTCGAAGTCCGGCTACAACGATGGCTGGATTCAGGGGTCTATCCCTTCGGGCAGTTCGGACTACACCTACACCGGGGTCGTTCCCCTGCGCTCGTCGCGTATGATCTCCGCCGAAGTGCGTGTGCAGGACGCGGGAGGCTCGGCGGTCGTCGCCGAAGAGATCGCCTGCACGTACCTGCAAAGCTCGGGCAAGACCAACACGATGCTGGCCACGAACAGCAGCATCCTCGACGATAGAGGACATTCGGACTGCTCGGTGAAGGCCTTTACGTCGCGCATCACCGTCACGGCCGCGGACTACAATACCGCTGTGGAGGAAGTGCCCGTGGAAGCCGGTACGGAGGCCGTCACGATCCGCAAGACGGTCACGCTCTACCCGGGCTCGCGTTCCCTGCACCTGGACTTCGCGGTCAGGAACGAGCAGGGCGCGGCGGTGGAGGATGCGGTCGTGGTGATTCAGTACGTGAAGCCGGACGGGAGCGACGAAAACCTGCAATTCACGGGCGGCGTGCACGAGACTTTCGACAATGCGACCACGCAGGGCTTTACGCTCCTGATTATGGCGCAGGCCGAGGGCTCGCGCTTGCATATGCAGCAGATCGCCGTCCCGGCAGGCAAGGAGGCGTACACCTACGACACGGACGTGGTGCTCTACTACGACTACTCGCCGGGCATTACGCTCGACCCGCCATCCCCGTGAACATATACGGCACACCTGGGGACGCTCCGCAATACGGGCAACGTCGACCTGGAGCTGCTTTCGGCGCCGGAATGGTGCACCATCACCGGGGACATCCCGGGCACGGTGGCGGTGGGCGAGGGGCGTGCCCTGGCCGTCTCGAAGAACGAGACGGGTGACTTGCGCAAGGGGACGATCTCGATGCAGTGGCACAACATAGAAGCGAGCGAGACCACGGCCTACGATGTCGAGGTCTCGCAGGAACCATAAGATTTCATTAACCATTTAACCATATAGAGACATATGGCACAGCAAGATACGATAGACAAAATTATTAACATCCAGTTCAACTACAGAGAGCTGGTGCAGGGATGGGCGGCAGCGACCAGGGAGATAGAGATAAACAAGAAAAACCTCACAGAGCTGAAGCAGGAGTATAAGAACGGCGAGATGTCGGCCACAGAGTATAACAAGGCCATCCTCGAAATTACAAGCACGACAAAAGCTCTTACGGCAGAAAAAAAAGCATATGAAAAAGAAATTCAGAACAATATTAAAATTGAAACAAGAGCATCAGGTTCTATCAATCAGCTGCGAGCGAATGTTTCCAAACTGACTACCCAGTATAATGAACTAAGCGCCACTGAGCGAGAAGGAAAATTTGGACAACGACTTGCAAAGGACATCAAATCCCAACAAGAAGCTATAAATAGCGCAGAACAAGCACTCGGCAACTATCGCTCAAAGGTAGGAAGCTATGAGGATGCAATAAAAAATGTGCTTGGTCTTAATAATCAATTTACAAACTCTCTATTAGAAGCCACGACAGAAGGAAACGGATTTGCGTCTGTTTTAAATACGGCCGGTGCTGCATTATCGAATATAGCCAAGCAATTAGCATCGTTTATTGCCACTCCAGTAGGTATGTTTTTAGCTGGATTGGCAGCGGCATATTATCTTGTTTCATCTCGCATCAAGGAAATGAACAATCGGATAAAAGAGAGCGAGACACTTTTCTATCAGAATGAAAAAGCCCAATCATATGCAAGAGCATATATGGATGCTTATACTCGTCAAATTGATAAACAAGCAGTAGCATGGATTTTAGCCAAAGGTGCAATGTCCTCATATTGGACAAAGTTTAAACAAGAAACAAAGGCATTTATTGGCCGTCAATTGCCTTTTGGATCCATACTATTCCCCAATGCAAACATTAGCAAAAAAGAAATTGAAGAAGGTGCTAAACAACGTATGAGTTTGGTAGAACAAGAGGAAGCCCTTCAAATCCGGCGCAGGGAAATAAACCTTGAAAATGCAGAAATTGAATCTAAAATTGCCGATGCTCGCTTAAAGGCGATGGATAAGGAAAAATACTCTGCAACAGAAAGAAATAAATACGCAAAAGAAGCTATTGATCTAAATAATAAATACTACGATAATTTGGAAAGTATTGCCAAAGAGGAAAAGACAATAGCTGATTTAAGGGTGTCTTTCACAAACAGCAGTACTGCAGAACTGGACGCACAAAATGAAGCCGCTGTAAAACTAATACGCCTTGATGCTCAAAGAGCTGCTTCGCAACGTGAATTAGTTGAACGTATAAATTCTACAAATACGGAAATTAAAACCCTGTCCAAAGAGGTTGACAAGCAGCAAAAAACAGCTGAAGCTGCCGCAAAACGTGCAACAATTCAATTCCAGAAAAACCTGGGGCAACAGCTCAAGGCAGAACAAGATTTATTATCCGCTGTGCAATCATTGCGCGAAAAGACACAGGAAAACGAGCTAAAATCACTACAAGAGAATTACGATAAAGACATAGAGGCATATTGGAAGAAACTTTCCGAGGAAAATATAGACACTGATACTGCCTATCAGATGCTTTTAGCAATGGAGGAAAAATATCAGAAAGATAGGCAGGGGATTATCGTAAAATACAGTCGGCAAAACCTCGACGAGCAAGTCCGCCAACAAGAACTCGCATTCCAGTTGGCAGTGGCTAAAATGAATCCGCAAAACGATAAGGAACGATTAAGTGCTGCAAAATTTGTGGCAGAAAGCGAATTAAAAATAGCCAAAGATAAATTAGTATGGATTTCAAATCTTACTGAGGAACAGCAAAAAGAGCTATATGAAAACGGGTTACAGTATCAGAATGCGCGATTACAAGCTGAAATTGAGCTGCAAAATGCCATAAACAAAACAGGAGAGACGGAAAAGCAAATCAATATGCAACGAATCACCGACACCCAACAACTCGTATCGGCAATTTCCGGTGCTGCCGGATCCTTTTCTTCAATGTTCGATGCTCTCGGTGGTGAAGGAGAACGATATGCTGCATTTGCAAAAACATTCGCTGTATTTCAAGTAGCTTTAGCTCAAGCGTCTGCTATTGCAAATGCAGTGGCTGCCGGAGCAAATGGTGCACCCTGGTTTTTACTGCCTATTACGATTGCCTCAAGCGTTGCTGCTGTTATCGCAGCCATTGCCCAAGCTACGCAGCAACTTGATTCCACGCAGATCCCTAAATACGCATCCGGCGGTCTTATTACAGGGCCCGGTACTGGCACCTCCGATAGCATTGTTGCCCGGGTATCGAATGGCGAGGCCATTATGACCGCCCAAGCCGTGAATGATTGGGGTGCCGTATTGTCGGCTATGAATGTTTCCAGTGGTGGCAATGCCATCCAGGTATCCAATTTACCCCAACGCGGAGACGGAATGAGGGGCATGGAACAAATGATGGAACGGGTGTTGCTCAACCTCCCGTCTCCTATCGTCCTCGTAAAAGATATTGACAACGGACAGAGACGGGTGAAGGTAGCAGCCAACCTTGCAAAATTGGGTAGAAAAAAATAGTATGCCCCATTGTTATTTAAATGCACACAGGCATATTTGCATCAGAGCTTATGGTGAGGTAAGCAACAAACGACAAAACGAAATGACGCGTACATCCAACATATCTGTCGGCGGCCATAAAGCTCTATTAGTGACTTTTTGTAAAACTAAATAGGCTGAAAAATGGCAGAACAAAACGCATGCGCCGAGAACCTTGGCGCGAACATCCTGAATGACTGTAACGACGATTACGGCAAGGGTGTCGAGAAGATCGTTTACATCATCAAAAAAGAGGACATCGACCGTAAGGCATCGAGGATTGCGGGAAACGTAATCAGCACCCTCGTCCTCAGAACCGGAAAGAAGGCATACACTGCTTCGGCTCCCTCAAACACACCTTTCAGCGGCCTCACATACGAGGATCAGAACGCCAAAATCGGAATGTCCTTTAACAAGACCATCCCTATCGTCATGCTGGCGGATTCTCCGACGAACGCCCTCAATGTATCCGCACTCAAGCAGAACAAGTACGTCATCATCTACGAGAACAACAACAAGGGAGCGAATGGCGAGCAGGCATTCGCCGTCATAGGCTGGGAGCAGGGCGCCGTCGGGCAGAACGCAACCCTTGACAAGTACAGTGACGACACGCAGGGAGGCTGGACTGTCGACATGATCGAAGAAGGCGCCAAAACCCCGCAAATATTCTTCTTCTCGACGGACTACGAGACTACGAAGGCGGCACTTGATTCGCTTTTGTCGCCCGCCTCGTGATGAATCCCGAAGTATGGTACAGGGAGAGGTTAAACGCCTCTCTCACCGCTTCGGATAAGCGGACGATAGAATCTCATTACGAGATGGTAACCGGGAAATCGTTCGCTGGCAGTTTTTCCCAAAACTGCCCGAACAAGTACAAAGACGCGATAACGCACATTTTAATCAAGATGAAACAGGACAACACGGATAATGGCGGATATGTCCTCAAACAAGGAGCATTTCGCTACAAAGGTAAGGTCATAACCAATGCGAACATGACCGCAGAAGCGGCAGAATGGTGGATACATCAGAACCTGGACAACAGAGACCAATTTGCGAGTTTGGGCAAGGATTACGACAGCTATGCCACCACATCGGTAATGATTCCCGCCAAAGAATAATGACGCCAAACACCTGTAACGTGGAGAATGTTACACACATAAATTACCATAGTGATTTCAGGCTTATTATCCGCTTCAACTCGGATAAACTGCCCGATTATCCGTGGCGTATTACATTCAGCACCCCGTCGACACATACAGTCGACAAATACGTAGCGTCATTCGATGGAGAAAATTACATCAATTGCAAGCCCGTCGACACGCTCCCGGGTGCGGCAATAGTGTTTTTCGATCATCACAGGCTCGGGTGCGGAACATTGGGCTACATTCTCGACATGGATATTCCCGATGACGAATTTCCTGACGGGAAAATGGATATTGAAATCCCGGGTGTCGAGACTATAGAATTATGGCCGGGGAAAAGCGATGAAACGGAACTCCCCGCAGAAATTATTGTGGCACTGTTGCAGATGCTCAAAGGGTTTTCTCCCTCTATCGAAGTCGAGGAGGATAGTGAGGGCAGTTATATTCTCCGGATAACAAACGAAACCGGGTCATATCTCACCCCGAACCTGCGGGCTTCGCTGAATTTGGCGCAAAGTACTGGCGACAGCCAGTATATTGCCATGTCGCAGGATGCTACAACAAAAGCCCTTGCCGAAAAGGTCGACAAGGAAGAAGGGAAAGGGCTTTCGACGAACGACTACACCGACCAGGAGAAGGAGAAGCTGGCCGGGCTCTCCAACTACGACGACACGGAGATAAGGAAGGAGTTGTCCGACAAGGCATCCAAGAAGGAGCTGACGGAGGCTGCAGCGGGCACGCTGACTGAGGCAAAGTCGTATACGGACACAAAGGCGTCGGAGCTATGGAATAATGTCGGCGATACGTTTGACGCTATGTCCGAGGAGCTC